CTTGGAAACACCTTATATCCCTCAGGAAGCAGTTGCAAGAGCAGTTGTGAGCTATAAGCCGCTGTTATTTAAAGGTACTAAAACGCATCTTGCACGAGTACTAACATTTGAAGAAGCAGTGGAGGGATTGAACGCAGAATCAGAATACTTTTCTGGAATCAATCGTTCTTCTTCTCCTGGATTCCCCTGGGTTCTTTACAGACCTGGAGGAACTAAAGGAAAAACAGCATGGTTGGGTGAAGATACATATGTTTTTGATGAAGTTGTCAAAAATTCTGTTCAAGTACGTATTGAGAGAGCCGCAAAAGGTCTTAGGACCCCATGCGTCTGGACCGATACATTGAAAGATGAACGCCGACCCATTGAAAAAGTGAATGCCAAGAAAACGCGAGTTTTCGGCAGTGGTCCTATGGATTACACTTTGGCTTTTCGCATGTATTTTCTAGGTTTCCTTGCGCACATCATGGAAAATCGGATCGAAAATGAACAATCCCTTGGCACTAACGTGTACTCGGGTGACTGGAAAATGACTCATGATTATCTACAACGGATGGGTGAAAAGGTCATCGCCGGTGACTTCTCCACCTTTGATGGAACATTGAATTCTTGCATCATGTGGGAATTCGTCAATGTGATCAACGAATGGTATAATGATGGAGAGAGGAATGCCCTTATCAGGCGGACGCTATTTCTTGAAGTTATCAATTCGATGCATCTTTGCGATGATACTTTCTACATGATGAACCATTCTCAGCCTTCAGGTAATCCAATTACCACAGCGCTTAATTCATTCTATAATTCCGTATCAATGCGAATTGTGTACGAAATTTGTAGGATTGCAGCTGGTGTGAGCGTGGAAGAAACATTCAACAAACATGTTAAAATGGTTTCTTATGGTGACGATAATGTTGTGAATTTCGACGATTTTGTTGCTCCATGGTTTAATCAAAATACCATTACAGAAGCATATCTCAAAATCGGAATGATTTATACAGACGAAGCCAAATCTGGAGACGTAATGGCAGATTTCAGAAAAATTGGAGATGTTGCCTATTTGAAAAGGCATTTTCGGTTTGAGCAGGGGCGTGTTTACGCACCTCTAGACCTCTCCGTTATTCTTGAAACATGTAATTGGATCCGGAACACACCCGATGAAATTGGGGCGTGTAAAGAAAACTGTGAAAACAGTATTATGGAACTTGCACAACATCCACGTGCAACATTTGCCGAATATGTTCCAAAAATTAC